TTCAGCGCCGTAATTTGCGAAACTGTCACCATTCCAGCGGGCGCCGGACTTTGGGACGGCGGTTCGCGCGACCTGTTCAGCGCCATCCGCCTAGCCGATAGCGCCAGCATCGGAACGCCCGCCGCCGATCCGTTCGACTTCGGCCAGCGCGACCGTTCAATCCCGATCCCCGAAGGCGTCGTTATCGCCCGCCAATCGACGTTCCAGGGCCGCGACTCGGGCGTCACCTTCTACGTTCGCGCTGGCGACGTGGCCCCGTTCCTTCCCCAGGCCGACGCGCCCGAGCTTGAACACGCCGAGCGCGTCGTTTTGGCGTGCCTCGATGGACTCATCAGCCGCGCCCGCCGCGACGAAGCCGCGCGCCATGGCGTGAACGCGGGCGCCTTCGATATGGCTTTGGTCAGCCTCAACGCCTTTGGCTACTGCAAAGCGAACGGCGCCATTACCCCGCAGGGGCGTAACGCGCTCGCCAACCTCCCGCGCATCCTGTAACCTCAACCCCAGATCAGGACTCCCCGAATGTTCAGCCTCCCTTTCGCCCTTGTCCTTTCCGACTGGACCGGCCGAGGCCGCGCCCTCGCCACCTTCGCCGACGCCAACGACCTTTGGACCTTTTACGAAGCATGGCGCGTAGAAGTCAGCCCCGACACCGCGCGCGACGCGCGGTTCCACGTGAACACCGGCCGCATGGTCCGCACCGCCTGCCCGCACAAGACCAAGGAAGAGGCCCTAGCGTGGGCGAGCGCCCGCTAGCGGCCCCTCACATCGCGCCCTAGCGCCCGAAGGCCCGGAGCGGAAACGCTGGCGGGCCTGAAGGCGTAGGAGCGCACCCCGCGCCCCAGATCAGGAACCGAACCCCTATGGCCCTTCCCACCGCCTCAACCCCCATCGCCAAATCGCTGCACACCCTCACCGTGTTGCAGCAGGTGGCGCGACTCGTCGTGCTTTCCTCCGGCGGCGCTTACAACCTCGAAACCGGACTCGATCATGCAATGGTCACGCTTGGCCTCGCCGGGCGCCCCGATCCCTACGGCCTGCGCGCCCGCGCCCTGGAACTGATGACCCGCAACACCGCCAAAGAGGCCTAACCCAATGCTGAAGATCAGCCGCACCGACCTCGATAAACTCGCGGACTTTGGCGACGCCGCCGCCGAAGTGCTCACCGAGCTATCGAACCTCGCCGAAATCTTTGAGGCCGACACCGCCCGCTTGCTGGAGAAATTCGCCGAAATCCAAAACAAAGCCTGCGCGATCATGGAAGACGCCGCCAGCGAGGCCGAGTCCTACTACGACGAAAAATCCGAGAAATGGCAGGAAGGCGAGCGCGGCCAAGCCTATTCCGAATGGAAGGACCGCCTGCGCGAAATCGCCGACTCCTTGGGCGAAGCCCTGGACGCGCCGGACCTCACCATGCCCGACGAACCCAATTGGCTGAACAGCTTCCGCGACCCGGACTTTTCGGAATTCGAATTCTAGCCCCAACTCACGGAGTCCTAACCGATGCACCCGAACTACAAAGGCCCGTACCGAATCGCCATCCTCATGACCGGCGCCGATGGAACGCCAGCACCCGCCCGCCACACGGACGGCGCCATGATTATCCTCGGCCTGGACGACGAAGGCGAAAGCGCGCCCGTCCTCACCATCCCCATGCGCGCCAGGGCCAAGCGCGGCGAAGCGTGGCGCACCACGGACCCGGATCAGGAGTCCTTCGCCCGCGCCCTTGTCGCCGCCCTCAACGCCTACAGCGATCTCGAAACCACCCCCGCCCCACAGCCGCCGAAAGGGTCCTAACCGTGCTGATCCTCGAAATCGCCGCCGGACTCTTCCTTGGCTTCCTCGCCGTCCGCTTTTGGGAATGGATTCTCGTCCTGATCGCATTCTTGACCGCCCTAGCCGTCCTTTTCGGCATAGGGTCCGCCCTGACCTACATCGAGATTCCACACACCCACCTCAACGCGCTTCAAGGCCTTGGCGTCATCCTCGCCCCCGCCATCGGCCTTGGCTTGTTTGGCGGCGCCGCCGACTTACTCGACAGACTCGCCAACGCCTACCCCATCCGGAAGGACCGCCAACAATGACCGGCGCCGAACTGGAATCCATCCGCCGTAAGCTTGGCATGACCGCCGCCGCGCTTGGCCGCCGCCTCTTGCTTCCTGGCCGCGATCCCGGCCGCTATGTCCGCGAATGGGAAACCGGCGCCCTCGCCGTCCCTGGACCCGTTCAGGTCGCCGCGACTCTCTTACTGGAACGGGCCGCCGCGCCCCAGGCGAGCCCGCCTGAGGCCCTTGCGCCGCCCGCCCTTGCCCTAGAGCCCGCGCCGAAACTCAAGCCCGTGGCGCCCTGGAAATCGCCGAGCCGGAACAGGCGGCGCCGTTAACGGCCCCAAATATCCTCTAGCAGGTTCGACAGAGAGCGGCGCCGGTAACGGTCGCCGCTCTCGACTTTTGTAGCGACCGGCGCCGCGAACGTCAGCGCTACCGCATCCCAGCCGTCCGGACTCCGCATCCCGCGCTTGCGGATATCGTCTTTCGACTCCAAGACGATGAATTGTCGGGCGTCGTACTTGTAGCCAGGGCAAACCGCATCCGCATGTAAGGCGTCGTCATCCGGAATATCGGCGCCGCCCTCGTCCTCTAGCCAGTCCTTGGACGCCATCCACATTTCGGCCCGCCGGTTGCGCGGCCCCGGCATAAGCTCGCCCCGCACGCCTGTCCGGATCGGCTGATAGGGCGCCCCGCCAAAGTTGACCCCCTCGCAGATTTTCGACCACGGCTCGCCCCAATCATGCAGCAGATCGACCACCCCGGCGCCCTGCCCGCCAACATCAAGGAACACCCTTGCCGGGTGATCCTGTTCGACAATCGACCGCACCCAATTGGCCCCCTGGACCGTATCGAGCTTGTATCGCCGTTCGATCCTTTCCAGCTTGCGCCCCCGGCGCCACGCCACCGCAAACGAGTCATCCCCATACCGCGCCGGATCGACCCCGACGATCAGCGACCCGACCCCTTCACAAGTCCGCTTGCGCGCCTGGACGACCAGCGACGACGCGATGAACGCGTCATGCCCCGTGGCCTGGAACGCTTCCGCCGCCGTCGCCGGGTACTCTTGCCGGAACAGGTTCGGGTCCTTCAGTTCCGCCAGCTTGGCCCGGCGCCATACAAGTTGCGGAATGGTCAGCCCGTACAGCCGCCCGTATTCCTCCTCCTCATCGTTCAGTTCCCAGCCGAGCGGCGCCGGGCGCTGATAATCCAGCGACCAGAACCACGGCACAAAGATCGCCTGATAGTCGCCGTCGCCCGCCTCCGCCTGTTGCCATCGTTCATGAAATTCGCCGCCGATCCCCGCCGCCGTCGACTCGAACACGATTTCCGTTCCCGGCAGATCGGGGACCGTCTGGAGAACCCCGGCCATATGCTCTTTCGCGTTCGGCCAGTGGGCCACCTCCGAACCGTGGAAAAGCTGAACCGTTTTCGACCGACCGACCGCCTTCGATCCCGCCGTCCCGACCGAATACCCGCTATCCAACCGAGGGAAATACAGTTCCTTGGCATTGCTGGCGCCGGTTGTCGGCCGCACGTCCGGCGGCAAATGCCGATGGAACCGCTCGACCATCGCGAACAGCGTCGCCGTCGCATCTTGTTCATGCGTCAGGATGTAGACGTGAACGCCTTTGTAGAACGTCGCCCGATGATAGAACCGGGCGCCGATATAGGTGGACAGCCCCTCTTGCCGCGCCTTCAGCACCAACGCGCGAACCTTACCGGTTTCCCGCCGTTGCGCCTCTAACCGCGCGTGGACGTAATCCTGAACGCCGTTGAATTGCAGCGCCGCCAGGTCGCCCGCCTTAGTCCGTATCCGCAGGCATTCGGCCGCATAGTGCGGCAACTCATCCTTGAGCCGTTGCTTTCGTTGTTGTTGTTCCTCGGTCAGCAGGACGACGGACACGGCGGCGCCTAAGTCAGTTGATCGAGCGCGTCCTCATGGGAAATCATGCCGAACGCCGCGCTTACGCCAAGCTTCGGCCCGTATTTCTTCGGCGCCAGCTTGCCCGCCATCCATTGCCGGGTCTGGACCCGCAGCTTTTTCGACTCCACCCACTCGCGGTCCAAAACCTCGATTTCCTGCCCATCGTTGCGCTTGATCGTTTTCGTGTCCCGCGAACAATCGTCCGAGATTTCAAGGCATTCGTAAGCCAGCAAATCCGCCTGTCGGTCCTTGGCGATTTCGTATTGCTGGCGGAACTCCGGATGCACATTCAGCCAATCCGTCACGGTCCGCCGGTTGGGGAATCCCTCATACGCCGCGCACAGGTAATCCAACCCTCTCGGCGTCGTGGCGATAGCCTCGCAGATCGCCGCCGCCACCTCTTCCGAGTAATCGACCGGCTTGACCGGCAGCACCAGCACCGCCCGCGACATCGCCGCTAATCCTCGGCGCCATAGGGATCGCCCGGACAGGGCCAGGAAGTCTTGTCATCGCCACCCGTGAAC